GTTGCACCAATATATTCTTGTAATTCTTTTAAATCAGGATCTCCGACAAGCGATGTACTATGGTGGCTCATGCTATGATCGCCTATTTTTTTACCTAATGTTTTTTCTCTTTCTTTAATAGCTTTTTTATTATTATCTTTTGCAGTTTTAATATATTTATCACAAACTTTATCTACATGACTTACCCATTCAGGTATTTCAATTGAATAAATAGGGGTTGAAAAATATAGTGATGAATTTAATTGATCTGTTTTCATATTATTTAAATGGATATCCAAGGTTCCAAATTACCAATGAATATCTTGTTCCTTTTGTTACTGGTTTAACACGGTGCCATACATGAGAAGGAAATACAACAATAGAACCTTTAGGTAATATTTCCGTACATGTTCTAATTTCTTGTTTTTTATTTGGTTCCATGTTTCTAAAATTAAATTCTAATTCTCCACCTTTATAATCTTTTTGATCAGATAAAGAACACGTAACAGATAATTTTCTAATTTTTTTGTGTGTATTTAAATCATTTGGATTATCATAAGGTTTATCCCATGCATCAATGTGCCAATCATAAAATTGATTTAATTTATATTTTGTAAATTGACAACTTTCAGAATAATCCCAATCAAAATTCCAATCAGCTAATTTATTTGCTTGATGAATATATGGTTGTATTTCTTTATAGATCCAACGATCATTTAACCAAACAATATTTGAATTTCTTTTCTTTTTTAAATCTTTTAAATCTTCTTCAGATAATGGTTTACCATTTTTTAATTTATCAGTTTGTCCACTAGTAATTGCTAGTTGTTCTTGTTGGGAAGTACCATATTTAATTAATTCATCACAAAACCTAGGTGTAAGTGCATTTTTAAAATAATAGTAATAATTATGTAAATTCATTTCTAAATTAGAAATAATGAATTATAAAATATTTGTCAAGTAAATTATTCCCCTGTAGATATCCAAGAAGAAGATTGTGGTATCCAAGCAAACTTATTACTATTAGCATCAAAAGTAATCCATCTTTGATTTGATTCATCCCAATAAATACCAATATAAGGAATATTGTTTCCATAAGTTAATACTGTTGGATATGGAATAGGTGCTTGCCAATTAAAATTAGAATCAAGTGACCAAGATGGGAAAGGTTGAGGTATTATAAATACATCATGTTCTGGTAAATAACTATATCCAACACCTGCATATTGTTTTTTAAAATTGTTATTGTAAGAAGTTTGAATCCATTTAACACCACCTTCACTAAATTTATTAAGTGATTCAAAATATAAAGCAGCTTGTTCAGATTGATCACCACCATTATTTGCAATATCTTGATTACAAGCAGTTAACACTCTTATTACTTTATTATTAATATCTAATTCTGCAAAATGTCCCATAGTTATATAGTTAAATTTCCAGGCACTGTAAATGTTGCAACTTTACAACCTCCTGGTACAGTTGTAACTGTATTAGTCCCTGGAGAAACAGTAAATTTAGAAGATCCAGGTGCTTTTAAAACAACAATTCCTGAACCACCACTTCCACCAGTTCCACCTGAGCATCTTCCTCCAGATCCTCCTCCACCTCCACCTGAATTAGCCCCTGCATTTGATCCAGGGTTAGCGTTTGGAAAACCTGCACCTCCTGCACCACCAAAAGCATAGGTTACAGCAGATCCTGTAATTGAATTACTTGTGCCAGATCCACCTCCACCAGCATTACACCTAGAAGGCGCAGAACCACCAGCTCCTCCAGCTCCTCCTCCACCACCTGCTGAAGTAGCTTGACTTCCAACTGTTCCATTTCCTTGTCCTCCAGGGTTACCTTGCCCTGGTGTTCCACTTCCAAAAGGAGTATTACCACCGTTTGATCCCGCACCAGATCCTCCAGGGTTACCATTACCTCCACCACCTGCTATTGCACTTGTTGGCACTGTAGCAATTGATGAATTATTTCCATTGGTACTTGCTGAACCTCCAGCTCCAACTGTTATTGTATAAATTCCACTTTTAAAAATCACTGGAGTTGTACTATATATATAACCACCAGCTCCACCTCCACCACCTCCAACGTTAGCCCCTGAACTTGCTCCACCACCTCCTCCAGCAACAATTAAAAGTGCATTAAAAGTAACTGGTGGTTTTGCTCCAGCTGTTAACCCAAATCCTTTTGCGGAAACAGCACCTCTTGTAGATAATAAAGGCATTCTTTTTTTCCTTATGCAAATTGTGTTAAACTTGCTAAAACAGTATAAGTTGTTGCTGCTGTTTTTATAACGCTAAAACTATATGTATCAATACCACTAGCATTACCTGCAGTTGGTGCTGATCCACCCTGCCATTTAGTAGTAACACCCGTAGTCGTACCATCTATTTGAATAGAAGTAGCATAATAAGATGTTGTAACTCCTTGAGTTACTAAATGAGCCATAGTTATAGATTCCCCTGTGTTTAAAAAACTATTTAATGTTGTTGTAGCATTACCTGCTATATTTACTACCCAAGTACCAGTAGCAGCTGTTGTATAAAGTAATACTGCTTGGTTACTAACATAGTAATTAACTGTTCCTGTAGCAGCTGTTGCAAAAACATTTACTAATTCAGCTGTTGCTTGAATTTTACCAGTGCCTGCAAAAGTAACTTTACCTAAACCTTTAGGAATAAAATTAACACCAATATTAGTGTCTGATCCAGTTGCTGTTAAAGTAGGATTAGAACCTGTTGAAGCATTAGCTATAGTCATATAATTAGTAGCAGATGCTGCAACAGTAAATATTAATTCTGGGTTAGAGTTATTATCATAAATACCTGTAGCATTATTAAATTTTAAAGTTGTAACGTTAGCTGTTGCAATATTTGCAGTAGTTACGTTTAATGTAGTTCCTGTAGCATTTGCATAAGTTAAAGAAGTAATATTTGCAGTAGTAACATTTGCAGTAGTAATATTAGCTGTAGTTACGTTAGCTGTAGTTACGTTAGCTGTAGTAATATTAGCTGTAGTTATATTTTCAGTTGTGACTGTAGAAGTAATAGCTGAAAAATTTCCAAAATTTGTTAATTCAAAATTAACAGAAGATGATCCATTAACATAAACATAAGCTTGAGTTGAAGTTGGAATAGTTACAGTTGTAGAGCCACCTGCTGATATAATAACACTTGCTCCAGAGTTATTTATAATTGCATAATCTTTTTGAATATTTGGAACTGTAACAGTTACAGTTGTAGCTGAAAGTGCTCCAGATAAAACTAATACTGCAGCTCTACCAAATTCTTGTGTATAAGTTGTAGAAGATGAGTTTGTAGTAAATGCTAATGTAGTATTTCCAGTTAAAGTAATTGCTGCAACCCCAGAAATTGCATAATCAAAATCTTGTAAGTTTACATTTGTAAGTTGACCCCATGTTCCAGAGTTATCACCTGTACCTTGTAAATTTATACCTAAATTACTCCACGTGCTTGACATATTTTAATATCTTACCATTTTTAAATATTTTTGTCTACTATACATCTATTAGTGTTGTCCATATAGTATTATTACTACTATATATAGTATTCCAAATTTGATTAGTATTTGGATTTATTGGTACCCAATTATAAGCTAACACTGTAGGTTTTCCTACGGATATTGTCAACTGATTTGTTTTTGGTACAACATTAGCATCAGTTGTTATAGTTATAGTACCTATTCCTATTAAAATATTATTGCCATTAACTATTGTAACATCAGAAGCGGTAACAATAGGAGTTCCTGTAAATAAAGATAATTGATTACCTGTTACATTTGTATAATCTTGATCAGATGTAGTAATAGTTCCAAGTTGTGTTAATATTTGTGAACCTGTTGTAATTGCATTAGCTTCAGCATTAACAGTAACTGTTCCTCTACCTATTGAAATTTGTGATCCGGTAACGTTTACAAATTCATCTATTTCAATAACAACATTTCCAGTTTGAGTTGATATTTGCGAACCTATTGGAAAAACAGTTTTAGTTATACCAATAGTACCTAAATTAATATTAGATTGATTTCCTGTTACATTAACATTAGCATCATCTGTATCTTTAATACTTCCAGTTTGAGTTGATAATTGAACGCCTGTTAAATTAACATTGGCAGTAGCTGCAATAATTGCATTACCAATAGTTAAATTTAATTGATTTCCATTAGTTACAATATTTGCAGTTCCAGTTATAGATATTTGTCCATTTGAAATATTAAGTTGTTGTCCAGTTACAACAGGAAGTATATCAATTTCAACTTTAACAGTTCCAGTTTGTGTAAGTAATTGATTACCTGTTACAACGGTATAATCTTGATCAGAAACAATAACATTTCCAAGTTGTGTAGATAATTGAACACCTGTAAGAGCAACATTAGCATCAGCTGTTATAACTATAGTTTGAGCAGTTCCCCAAGGATATTGTCCCCAAGCATTTATTCCCCAACCAACTTGGCTAGGTGGTATTCCTATATTTAATTGTAAATTAGGATCTGGATTTAATGAACCATAAGGACCTGATCCCCATGAACCTGCTCCCCAAGTACTATCACCACCAACTTGAATAGTTAGATCTTGACCTAAACCACCCCAATCATATGATGACCAAGTTCCTGTACTCCAAGGTGTATTTGTAGCCATATAAATCCTATGGCAGAGTTACTAATTAATTCTTAATATAGCACTCGTAGAGTTTGCTGATGGGAACTGAATAGTAAAGTTGCCGTTTGTTGCAGTTTGGTTAGAACCGAAATCCAAAACCACAACTGCTTTTTTTGAATTAGTTGTATTGTAAATTAAACAACATGAAGCTGTTAATGTAGCCGTTGAAAAAGTTGCGTTAGAAAAATTTACAAATGCAATATCTTGCTGCACGACACATGTTGAAATTGTTAAAGTTGTTCCACCTGCAGTGTATCCAGTTCCTGATACTTCATTAGTAGTTACGTAGGCTGTTGTACCTGTAGACGAGAAGCTTGTTACTGTTGAATATAATGCTAGGTAATAAGTATTACCACTTGTTGTATTGAAATTTTGAAAACCTGTTAATAGGTCTAATTTAAATGAATCTGGTACTATATTTGCCATTGTAACTCCTTAATTAATTATTTTCCACCTGGCGTTTCCGCTGATGGAGCATTTACCACAACTCTAGGCTCACCGTCAAGATATTCATCTCTTCTACGTCTGCCTGTTTGTTCAACTCCAAACGATTCTCTCGCTTGTTGGTATGATTGCTCATACACTTGTATCATATCTGCTGGGCCTTTCAAGTATTTATATGTTTCTACTAAACTAGCGTATAATAATAAATCTTGAGCATATACAGATACATAGCTCGTACTTGTTGTGCTTGATGTTATTGTAGCAGGTTGCTGATAATATGCAATATTAATAGTATAATTATTATCTGGTGTAGGTGCTACAATCCAGTTAACTGCGTTCCAATTAGCCCAATATAAAGGCTCTTGCCAATAAGTAGTATTATTTGGCTGTGAATTATATTCAGCCATCCAAGAACTATCTTTTTGAATTAAATTATTAATATTACCACTTGAATCTATTAATTCAGCATATCTTATTTGTCTAAGTCCAGCAGGAACAGATATTACAGTATTACCTACAACAGTAACTGCAGATGCATATAATTTATAAGCATCAATATTTACTTCTCGGTAAATTCTATTTTCAGCATTTTGAACTATGGTTGCAAGTGTAGTACTAGTAAGTCCATTACTATCTACTTCTGTGTAACTTTGTATTGCTGTTGTTAAATCTCCGTAATTCATATTTATACCGTTTGAGCTGTTACTATTCCACCGCCTATAACCATATTACCTAAACCAACTCCTGAATAAGCATTAAAAGAATAAGTATTAACATTTAAAACTGTAATTGTATAGACAGTTGCTAATACAGAAGATTGAAAACCTGATGCACTATTAAAATTATTTAATGCATTTACACCTTGAAATAAAACATTATTTCCTGTTATTCTACCATGATTAGCATCACTAACTATAATAGTTGAACTATTAGAACTTACTAAAAATGGATTTTCACCCAATTCAACAGCTGAAGGACCTATAGAAATATATCCTCCACCAAAAAAACCTGTTCCAGTTGCTGTAGTTGGTAAATTAATACTATAAGTATCTGAACTAACAGAAGTTACAACATAG